TTTCGTCTAAACTCCATACTTTAGTAGTATAACCACTTTTTGTCATCCAATCAGCGGGTTCAATTTCTCTTGCAAAGAGTTCATCTGAATTTCTACCTTTTTTATAAAGTTTAACTCCATCTAACTTCTCAGGTGATCCTTCAATTACTTTAAAGAACATCTCACCCTTACGTTTCCATGAAGGTGTATAGAACTTACTCATTCCTTTAACACGTTCTTTAGCTTCACCCAAAGCTAATTGTACTTCGCCAAGAGTAACTTCTTTTTCTTGAACATTACCTTGTTGAGTAGTTGTAGCACCAGTAGCTTTCTCAGTCATTTTAGTAATGTAGTCAATTTCATCTAAACTCTCAGAAAGATCTGGAACTTGAACAGTTTTCATGAACTGATTTGGATCTCCTGGAACTCCATACCATCCCCAAGGGGTAGGATTATAAGTATTAGGCATAAAAGTATCAGAAACAGCAGTAGAATCATAATAATGCATATTGTAATTACGCAAAGTTCTATTTTCTATAAGTTGTGAGTAGAAAGAATTAAGAACCTTATTAGGAGTTCTAACAATATCTGCTACTCCATCACTCCAGAAATCTTGTCGTTCTAAATCATCAGCCCATGAATCATATGGGAAGTGTGTTTGCCAATATTTATCTTCAGTTTTACCCATTACATCTTCTAATTTCTTTTTCATTAGAATAACTTTGTCATCAGCTTCAACATAAACATAAATTTGTTCGCCATCACCTTCATCTCTAAAGACGAAGTGTTGGTTTAATTCAACATATCCTTCACCTAAAGTTGGATTTTGATTATCTGAAATTCCTAAATCGTCTAATTTTTGGTTTTTATCAGCTTGTAGTTCATTATTACTTGAAATTCTTTGCAATCCTTCACTAGTAGCGTGCCATTTCTTTAACTTTTTAACTTCAGATTGATCATAATCTTCATTCTTATCTAAAGAATTAACTGGTACATAAATATGGGTGTGAATTAAATACCTAGAAGAATTTAAATCAGAGGGATCTATATATCTAGAAACTAACATATCTTGTGGATCTATAACAGTAAATTTAACCTTACCATCAATTATCTGAATTTGCATGAAAGATCTACCGAAAATAAATACTTGTTTCTTATCTACAATATCTTGAATAGATAAAGAATTTTGTTCTACAGTCCATTTCCAATATTCATTTAAAAATGTTTCTGCTTCCTTATCGTTATCCATATTCTCAAAATATAGAACTGGCATATCATCAATATCTTTTAAAAGAGTTTTAATTGATTATTTCATTAAAGGAATATTTACACTTTGACGTTGAATTAAACGATTAATAACTACTTTATCTCTATAAAGGGAGTAGTTTTCTCTCCATTGTGAATGTCTACGTTCTCTATAGTTGTATCCATCCTGCTTATTGTTGTTAAGCATGAGCATTTCAGGGGTTTGTTTAATACCATCTAGTGTTTTTGGTTTATCTAGCATACTGAAATCCTCTCAAAATAAGTTACTTGAAGTCAAACGCCAATTCCTTCAAAGTAGGGTTTAATTCCTCCAACTGGGGTTGGTTTCCAAGCAATCTTCCTTCCATTAGCAATAGCATACCTTAAAGCATCCATTGTGTGATCCATTATTCCATTAGGAACGTTTAGGGTTACATCGTCATTATTTTTCATCCACATATAGTTACGATATTCACGAAGTAAGTTAATAGAGTTATTAGTAACTGTAATTCTTTGTTCCTGAACATAAGCTATTCCATTAACAATAGAGTCTTTACCTTTACGACTACCTATTATGTTAATTCCATAACTCTTAATTTCATCAATAGATTTAGGTTCACTACTATCAGCTATCACTAAAGACTTAGGATTATTGTTTAAAACATCAGCTATTTCCTTATTACTCATTCCTTTTTGGTATAAAATCTCGTCTAAAATTAATCCGCCATCGTATTCATAAATAGCAACAATAGCAGTAGGATCATTAGTATATCCAAAATCCATCCCATATCTCCAAAGACGAGCATTGTGTGGAACTTCACCCTTTAAAGCCCAACTTGTATAAATACGACCCTCTACCTCACCAAGTAATCCTAACCCGTAAACTCTCCACCACTGCTTATTATCACGTCTATTCTCAATAGTATCAACAATGTTCTGATCAAGAGCCTCATTATCCTTATAAGTTAAAATCAAGAAATCAACGTCCTGGTTAGGCATTACATCCGTATACCACCAAAACTCACTGACAGGATTCCAGTCCAACCAAATCATATCCTTAGTACGCACCTCTAACTGATCATAAGTATTATAAGGAATATTATTCGCCTCGTTTATAAATAAAATATCCCTCCTAGCTCCCTTAACCTTCTCAGACTGCTCTACACTAAAGAACTCCATCTTAGTGCTTCCAAAACTATAAGTAGATTCAGTCTTATTCCAGAGCAAGGGGTTAAAATACCCATGAGTCTCCATTATATTAAGAAAATCCCTCATTGCTCCCCTCTTTAAATGTGGATAAGATTCAGAAACGACACTAACCAACCTATTATCATGGGTCTGACAATAGTCAATTAACCATAATAAGATAGATATAGTCTTACTGGCACTAGTGCCTCCTGCTATACCCCTAATACGTTTCTCTAATTTAAGTAACTTGTTGTAACTGTTGGTTTTAGTAAACATCTTATAATAATTCCCTACTTTTTATAAAAAAATATTTGTACCTCAAGTAGCTTAACAATATTCAAAATTGCCTTAGTATAGTGGATGAATACCCACTCTCCACCCTTTTTACCTCAAGGGGACTACCCCCCTCCCCCCTATCTTCTTCTTGTCTATGTTTGTTATATACCCTCTATATTATTATTAATTATAATGACGTATCCTTATTTGATCCCATGCGTGATACTTGCTACTCATTACTCAAGTACTGTTTACCTATAATTAAATGCTATAAGACTAGTGTTTAGTGTGAGAATGGTAACAAATGCATGTAAAGACTATTATTTAAGCTAATTTAAGCTAATTTAAGCTTAATTTAAACTTAAATAAGCTAATTAACACATTAATCACTACTCTTTAACTTCTTAGTACTACCTCCCATAATAGGTATAGTTAATTCTGTTTTTGTTTCTATTTGTTGTCTATCCGTCCAATTCATATTTTTTAATGCGAATATTACTCCTGTAGGCTTATCACTATATAATAGTCTTTCCTCATATATTTGTTCTACTTTGCTTCTTGCTTTATTTATTATGTCGAAGTATTCTTCTTTCTTTTTATAATTATATAGAGATTGTCTTGACATACCAATGTAATATGCCAATCCTGATAGTGTGGGTTTAGTTTCTACTTGAAAATATTTATCTATTCTAATTTCTAATTCTTTTGGGTTAGTATATAGGGGTGGTTGTCCTACACCTGGAGTATCTAATTTTTTATCCTGTGGTTGATAAGTTTCTTTTGTTCCTATTTCAGGTATTTTTGTTATATCGTCCATTTTTTACCCTTTAATATAAATATATTGCGATTATCTGTAATAAATCTCTTTATATTATATTGTTTTATACTTAAATATAGCATATTTTAATCTATTTTACCAGAGGTGGACTGATTGTAGTGTACTATAACAGGCTTATTAATATAAATTGATATTAGACTCTTTTAATTTGGACATAATAAGTAGAATTTGATCGAACAACGCCACGCCTTATATAACATTTATCGAGCAGAACATTTAAAGCATTGATAACAGTATATTTTTTATAACCTCTTTCGATCATTTCTTTAATTATTATTTTTTGAGGGATTGGGTTTAATTGTGTATGTGCCCAGTAATCAACGTATAGCATAATATTATATTGTAATTTGCTAATCGGTTTAATATTATTATATCCCATTTATCAAGATTAAAGCACATTTTTAATAAAAACACTAGTTTTTTAATAGCAGTTTTTGCTCTCTTGAGGTAACTACTACTATATTATACTTGTATACATTGTAGCAGTGTGCTATAATTTATATATATTAATACAGAGCAAGGGAAAAACCATCATGCAAAATCAAACAAGGTTAAACCACAATAGTGAAGAAACCGCCTATTTAGTAAACAATTACCCTTGGGGCTACACTTTAAAGACTAAGCGCAAATA